AGGCGCACGGTGCTTTGGTACAACACCACATGTGTGCGAACACACATGTCCCTACTACAAATGGAACCATCATGGATGAGAAGACGCGTACGTTGATCCATTTAGGACCACGTCGTTGGACAACGGGGTACCAGTACTACTGGACCACGAAGCCCATCACCGACTTTACGTCTGGTGAGACTTCTCCGACCACGTCAATTGAATCGACGCGGTCACGTGGGCACGCCTGGCCTTCAGCTAGGGGTGCCTTGACTGATCAGGGTGGTGATTTTACCACGATTAAGGTGAGTGGTTTTGAACCTAGTGACCTCGGAATTTATTCCGGGGAGAACAGGGGACATTACTACAAAGGGCCAGAAATGGCCGTTTCACCTAAATCTGCTATTGACTATGCTTTATCTCTAGTTACTCCTTCGTCTGACATCAAATTGATGCAGCTTGGGACAACAGCGATTGCTAAGTCAATACCAACTAATCCAGTCGCCGATGCAGGAACTTTCATTGGAGAGTTAAAGGCAGGTTTACCAAAACTTGTTGGCAAAGAGCTGTTCAAATCCAAGTTGAAGGACTACCGAAAGGTAGGTTCCGAATACTTGAATGTTGAATTTGGCTGGAAGCCCCTCATCTCCGATTACAGAAATTTGGAAAAGCTGCTACGGAATCCGACAAGATTCTGAAACAGCTGCACCGGGATTCTGGAAAGAACATACATCGGAAATTCACGTTCCCTGATGAGCGCTCTACTTCTTCAGTTAGGAATACTAATCGGGTAGCGGATTGTTGTTCGCTATCCGTTTATCCTTACTGTTTTAAGAGCGCAGGGGGAGCCGATCTAACCACTGTTGTTGAAACAGAGGTTAAGACCTGGTTCTCTGGTTGTTTTACCTATCATGTGAACATGGGAGATTCTCTCACTGATCAAATTGATAGGCATGCGGCCGAAGCAAGAAAACTATCCGGCCTTGAGCTAACGCCCGAGGTCGTATGGAATCTTGCTCCCTGGAGTTGGGCCGTAGACTGGGAAGGAAATATTGGGGATGTTCTCCACAATGTTTCTCGTTTCAGTCAGGATGGCCTGGTAATGCGTTATGGTTATATCATGCAGCAGAAAACTGCAAAAGTAACCTATACTCTTAATAGGTACGGTCGCTTAGAGCGATCGCCCTTGAAAGATCTCTCTCTAACCGTGACAGCAGTCAGTAAGGTTAGAAGGAGAGCAACCCCATTTGGCTTTGGCTTTGATATGACTGCCCTGACCGGGCGTCAATCTGCCATTCTAGGGGCCCTTGGAATCTCCAGGGGCCCTAGGCATCTTTAACCAAAGATGCTGACGTAGGATTATTCTTTACAAAAGAATGTCTTGCGTGTCATAGAACCGTTACAACGGTTCGACTCATTCAACCGAAAAGAGTAATGCCATGTCATTTGCTGATCCCCAGTCCGTTACTGTCAATGCGGTCGCGATTTCCATGCCTCGTACAAGCTCCGGCGTAAACTCCGGTGTCTTTACTGCGGCTGACGGAAATTCGCGTCTGTCTGTCTCGCACGCTTATGGTAAGCGTACCCGACGGACCATCCGCCTCGACAGTTCCAAGGTTGCTGCTGATCCTCTGCTTCCTACGCAGAACGTCAAATTGTCCAACAGTGTTTATCTGGTGGTCGACGCTCCTGTTGCAGGATTCACGAATACAGAGCTCAAGCAGTACATCGACGGCTTTCTTGCCGCGTTGACTGCTTCCTCGGGAGCAAAGATCACCCAGCTTCTGGGTGGTGAAAACTAGCAATACGATGGATGAAGATGAATACAGGAATCAGTTTAACTTTTTCCTGTCCCTTCTCCTAATCTTTTGTATTTTGCTAATCTTTGCTGGACTATCCATTTAGGATTAGTAACTCATGGCTATGGAAGCTCGAACTCTATTTAAGGAGCCGGCTTGAAAAGCCTTACGTTACTCTGGCAGGAGGTAGCTAATGAACTTGCTACCTGGTGTTGCACTAGCACCAGCTTGGACTTTAAAACAGTCCAGGCTCGCGTCGAAAATGAAGGTGACTCGTTTCTAACGATCACCCTACCGAACTTCTGCACAGACTTCCAAAAAAGTCTTGTAGAAGGACGTGTAGATCGCGACCAGTTTCAAGGTTTTTCCTTTACTGGTAGTCTCCCCCGATTCCTCGGAGGTTTCTTCGATCTTGTTTTCGACCGTGGTACAGGTCTCTTACTTGATAACCCGTCAGTTGATGCTATCTACTCGATACGTCAGCTTACGCTGATGTTCGGGAAGATTCTTCTTCCCTGCAGTGATGCTAGGAAGGAAGCAGCAATTGACGGATATCTCAAGTGTGAGCAGTCAGTTAAAGAAGCGGACGCTTCGAGGAGATCTTCTCAAATGGAGGATTTCCATCGAATCTCTCGCTTGCTATGGGCTGATCTCTTTTCGTCAGTGGATAATTCCATTGCGAAATTCGAGATTCTCCCTAAGCACGGACCCGGAGCCACCGCTGATCGACTTAAGGGTAACCAAAAGTACAATCAGACCGAGTGGACGGAGAGGCTTGAGAAAGTGTTCCCAGCGGGTGAGTTTTTACTCCCGCATTGGAAATACATCTCTAACCTTGACCGTGTTAACTGGCTCGAACCCGGAGAAGAACGACCTGTAAGGGTTGTTCTTGTTCCTAAAACGCTCAAAACACCTCGAATAATTGCAATTGAACCTACTGCGATGCAATACACGCAGCAGGGAATTTTGGAAGCATTCGAGAAAGCGATAGAGCGAGATGACAACGCTCGTCACTTTATCCAATGGAAGAGTAATGTTCCTAATCAGGAACTTGCTCGACTCGGATCTCTCTTTGGAGATCTGGCTACACTCGATTTGAGTGAAGCATCGGACCGTGTTTCGAATCAGCTTGTAAAGACCATGTTTTTGAATCATCCTCACCTCGGTGAGGCTGTGGATGCTACAAGGTCCCGCAAAGCTGAAGTACTTGTCAAAGGCGAAAAGAAAATCATTCGCCTTGCCAAGTTCGCATCTATGGGTTCAGCTCTTTGCTTTCCCATGGAGTCATTGGTCTTTATGACCGTGATATTCCTAGGGATCGAGCGAGAGCTTAAGAGACCGCTAACCCAAAGGGACATTGAGTCCTTTAAAGGTCAGGTGCGTACGTACGGGGATGATATCATTGTTCCCGTACGTTATGTGCGCTCTGTTGTTAGCTGCCTTGAGACTTTTGGGTTCAAGGTTAATGCTAGCAAGTCTTTCTGGACTGGTTATTTCAGAGAGTCTTGCGGAAAGGATTACTACCGCGGCGAAGACGTTTCCGTCGTACGCGTTCGGCGTGTAATCCCAACACAACAGAATGACG